TGGAAATACAAGTAAAATTAGAAGAATTGAAAAAGAATAAATTGTTCGTTGCGACTCCAATGTATGGCGGTATGGCACACGGACTATATGTAAAATCGTGTTTGGATTTGCAGGGAACAATGTCCAAATATGGTGTTGATACTAAATTTTCCTTTCTATTCAACGAATCACTAATCACTCGCGCAAGAAATTACCTTGTTGACGAGTTTCTACGCACAGACTTCACACACTTACTTTTTATTGATTCAGATATTCATTACAATCCACAAGATGTTGTTGCTCTCTTAGCACTTGATAAAGATGTTATTGGTGGTCCTTATCCAAAGAAATCTATCAATTGGAACAATATCGCAATGGCAGCAAGAAATCATCCAAAACTTGAATCAAAAGAATTGGAAACTCTTGTTGGTGAATATGTTTTCAATATCGTCAAAGGTACCACACAATTTCAAGTTACTGAACCTCTTGAAGTGATGGAGATTGGTACTGGTTACATGCTAATCAAACGAGAAGTATTTGAGAAAATGGCAGAAGAATATCCAACAATCAAATACAAACCTGACCATGTGGGTCAACAACACTTTGATGGTTCACGTTACATTCATGCATACTTTGATACTGTGATTGATTCAAAAGATTCAATTACTGGCGGTGGTTCAGAACGTTATCTATCAGAAGATTATATGTTCTGTCAGATGTGGCGTAAAATGGGTGGTAAGATTTTCTTGTGCCCATGGATGAAAACGCAACATATTGGAACATATGCATTCACTGGTAATATGCCTGCTGTTGCTAATTATACGGGTAAATTGTGATTATAGGAATTGTTGGTTTTATTGGAAGTGGCAAAGGAACTGTTGGCGATATTCTTGAAACACAAGGATTCATCAAAGATTCTTTTGCTCGTCCATTGAAAGATGCTGTTTCTATTATCTTTGGTTGGCCCAGAGAATTGCTTGAGGGTGATACTGAAGTCTCAAGGCAATGGCGTGAACAAAAAGATGCATTCTGGTCTGAAAAATTTGGTTATGATTTTACACCACGAATGGCATTACAGTTGATGGGAACAGAAGCTGGTCTTGATGTATTTCATTCTGATATTTGGGTTATTTCTTTATTGAATCGTGCAAAAGGAAGAAACGTTGTTGTTACTGATGTTCGATTTCAAAATGAAATAATGTATATTCAAGCGCATATGGGCATCATTCTTCGCGTCAAAAGAGGACCAGAACCTATTTGGTATGATGAAATGTTGAATATTTCCGATTTTGAACTGCGTGAAAATTATATGGATCAATTCAAAGTGCATAGGTCTGAATGGGATTGGATTGGCTGTGATGTTGATTTTGAAATTGACAATAACGGAACACTTCAAGATTTGAGAAATAATGTGTTGGGATTATTGACAACACGCGGTTCCTAATTTATAATTGTAGTATTACTTGTGAGGTTATTATGAAACTATCTAATGAAACACTTTCTATTCTAAAAAACTTTGGTGCAATCAATTCTGGTATTCTTTTCAAAAAAGGTAAGAATCTCAGAACAGTTTCTTCACAGAGAAACATTCTTGCTGAAGTTACTTTGAATGAAGAAATTCCTGCTGAGTTTGGTGTATATGATTTGAATAATTTTCTTTCTATTCTATCACTCCACAAAGACGATCCATCGTTTGAATTTGACGATAAGCAGGTAACGATTGTTGGCAACAAAGGTCGGAGCAAGGTTCGGTATCGTTATTGTGCACCGAATATGATTGTTACTCCACCTGAGAAAGCAATCACTATGCCTGATCCAGAAATCAATTTTACTTTGTCTGCTGAAGATTTTGAATGGATTCTTCGCGTTGCATCTGTTCTTGCATCACCTGATATCGCAATTGATTCTGATGGCAAAAAAGTAAATGTTGTTACTTTGGATGCAGTCAATGATGCAGCAAGCACCGAATCACTTGAAATCGCTGATGGTAATGGTAGCAAATATCGTATTCTGTTCAAGACAGAAAACATTACCAAGATGATGCAAGGTTCCTATGATGTAAAAATTTCATCAAAGGGTATTGCATACTTCAAACATCAAACGATTGACCTTCAGTATTGGATTAGCACTGAGAATGGTTCGCAGTTCAAAGCTGCTTGATTTTTAAAACTAAAGAAAATTATTTTCTTTTCGTTTTTTCTCTTAAGCGATAAAAATCTGGATATTTAATATTATCAAGTCTTTTTCTAATACTTATTCCAGGAAATGCTTTTTCGGCTTCACCAACTGATGAATATTCAATACCTTGACAAGATACGGGACAACAATTTGCCTTTAATGATTTGCCTTTATTAGGATGAATTTTTCCTAACATACCATAAGTAGCATAATCTTTTGGTTTTTTGCGAGAATGATAAATGAACATTGCTTTTTTAAAATTTGGAGAATTTGATGTGTCACCACCATCTCCCCCTTCTGTCATATTGTATTCAGAATTTAATTTTTTAATCCAATACGGTTCACGCACATTAGGCAAATTTGTTTCTTCAATTAATTCTATAGTAAAATTGCTTGAACCATATTTTCTTATGGCTCTATGTAAATGTGTATTAGATTTTTTTGATTTTGAACAATGTTCTTTGAAACGTTGAATTATTGATTTATATGTTTTACCAACATATTTTTTTGAGTTTATTTTATTTGTGATAAGATATATATTAATAGACATAATAGCCTCTCCTAAGGTTGTTA